CAATTTTAATAATTCATCATTATCCATTTTATCACTAAATGTATATGGGTTTTTCCTAGATTTTTTTACGCTAATTTTAATTGGTTTTAATTTTTTTGCTTCTCCAATAAATTGTTCAAATAACAGTAAGTGTTTTAATGATTTTCTAGACTCTTGAATTTCATTATCTGCGTTTGAGTAAAACTCATATCCTTCACCTTCAACAAATCCGTCTTTATCGAATTTAACGTAGCTTCCACCTTTTACGGGTTTTTTAAAGTAAGCTGAGCATCTAGTGTTTAAATTCTGTAATTCCTTCTTAGCTTTGTTTTCAGACATATTCTCGCAAAATATTCTACCACTGTGAAAGCCGCTAGCTACACGTATACCTGATTTGATGTCGTAATTACTTATACCTGTAAATTCATAACCTTTACCTTTAGAATCTGCAAAGGCATTTGCTTCTTCTTCAGTTTCAAATACAGCTGCTATCCAGTCCTCTGCTTTATCGAAACGATCTCCTTTTTCTGGATTAGATCCCCAAAATGTGTATGTTTTTTGTTCTGCCATGATATTGTTTATATTTTTATATTTTATTAGTCTAATGATCCGTGTTTTCCTGAAGACATTGCTTTTCCAAATTTGTCGCTACGTTCAGTTCTATATGAAATATATGCAGGATCAGAGTTGTGATTTTTACCACCGGATCCGTAATAAGACGATAACAAATATGTGTGTATGTTTTCGTCTTGTTTGCCGAATGCTTTATCTGTATCTTTAACCAATTTAATTATTTTATTTATCTTAGAAGAATTAAATGGTCCATCTATATCTGTTGATTCTGGATTAAAAGTACTAGTTCCTGTTTGAACTCTAATAGATTTTAAAGTTTCAGGTATTTCTTTTATTAGTTTAATAAAATCTTTAAGAGAATTCGCACTTCCTGACCATGAAGATTCTATCTTTTTGCCGTTAACAGTAGAAGATGAGTATTCTATTTTCTCATTAACATATTGTTTAAATAGTTTTATGTGTTTCATACTCTATATATTATTCTATTTCTAATTTTAAATTTAACTTATTGTAAAAAAAGGTAACATCAAATGTACTAAAATCTGCAACATTTTCTGCAAAATTTAAACTTAATTCATTAATAGAATTCATGATTGGTTTATCAAATTCCATATATGCAACCGATGCACCTTCAGCATCTAATATTCTTAAAGTTAATGGATCAGTATATGCTCTTTTTGTACTTCTAGCATAATAATATAAAAGAGTGTCCATCATAATCCAATAGTTTATGAAACCATCTAACAATTGCATAGTTACTGTAAACTCTCTTTGAATTGTATTTTGAATAGGTATTGCACCTCTATGATATCGTGTAGTACCATCATTATCTTCTTGTGATATTGGATCAAACGATATTCCAGGAATATTAATACCCTGAATAGACATGTTTACAAAATCAATAGGTTCGGCTAAAAGACCACCTGGTACTTTATTTAAATACTTTTTATATTTATTAGCTACTTCCTCAGGGATAAATTTTCTAGGAAATCTGAAATCAAAAGAATTATTTCTACTATTTAATATCATCTTATATTATTTTAAATTTACCAGATATCACCATGGTTTCTTCCTGTCCATTATATAAGTTTATATAAAACTTGTTGGTATTCATTCCACTTATTTTAATAGCATTTGATTCTGTTATTTTAAATAAAATTTCACCTGATCCCATATCTATATCTTTATTATAGATATTGTTAAACTTTAAATTAGTCTTTCCATCATTAAATACCATTACCATTCTTTCAGCATTATCAAATGATAGATATTCAAAATCATCAGATTTCTTTTTTGCTACAACGAATTTGTAATAAGATGTTGTTCTAGGAACTAAAATTTCAGTTTCATTCTCTCCTTTAAATTCACCAGTTTCAGTTTCTTCCACATCCTTTATTCCTTCGTTTTCACCAGTTCCTATTAAAGATACCGTTGATTTTGAAGCTATTATATTATGTCTTTCAATAAACGCAGGTACATATTTTACAGATCTAGGTAAACTATCAGTTATGAAACCAGATATTAATTTATTAGCTGCTAATTGTGGCAATACATTGTAAACTTCTGTTAATTGATTTGGAGAATCTATTTTAAGTTTGTTTAATTTTTTACCATATCTACCAGCTTGCTCTAGTGTCAAACTTGCTCTTTTTACTATTTGTGTATTGTCGGTTTGATTATAGATTCTCATAGTAACTTCTATAGAAAAATTAGAGGCTATACTACTATTCATAATAACAGGTCTAAACACAATAGGATCATTAAAACTCTCATATTGAGTATATGTTGTGGAAAATGTTTTAATTTCACTAGTTCTGATAAATTCATATATGTCTACGTCATATAATACAACAATATCGTCTGATGTTGTAGATATTCTATTTAATACATATGCTTCAAACGCTCCTATGGAATTGTCTTTTTCTCCATATATTTTAAAATAATCACCGTCATCTGCATCTTCTATTGTTACTGTAAAATCTTGAAATTCATCTTCTCTAGAAACAGTAAAAGAATTTTCTTCGCCAGTATAAAAATAATCATACCCTCCAGAAGCTTCTAGTTTATCTATTAATTTAAAACTAATACCATAATTAGAGCTTGGATTTAAATCACTAGAACCCGAAGTCCCGTCTCCGTAAAATCTATCTAAAAATTCAGTATTCTGGTCTATTAAAGTAGGTACTTTTATATCTATAAATTTAGTATATAATTTTTCACCTAACATAAACGGCTTTGGATTTGAATATTCATAATTGCTAGTATTCAAATAAACTAATTGAGTTAAATAGTTTTTTATGCCTGATGTTCTTTCAGTTGTTACTTCAAACAAAAATCCTTCATAATTTCTAGCAGCAAAACTAAAACCGCTTCTTAAATGCAATCTAACAGTATCGTATTTTATATAATTTATATTTGCAGTTGCTTCAGATTGATACTGTATTAAATCAGCTTCATTTCCACCCTTCCATTCTATATTGTTATTAATGTAATTAAACATTTCATAATAACCAGTTGAATCATATCCTAATAGTGCATGCTTTGTAGAGTCCTCACTGTCTATAGATATACCATGATATCTTCCTATTATTTGATTAATATCATTTCCAGTATTTTCGTCAGGATCAGCAAACAAAGGATTAGCTCTATTGTCTATTATTATTTTACCACCTATTAAACCGTCATATGTATATTCTATATTACCATTTTGATTAGGTGTAAATGATGCTATATGTGTAGTTGAAGAATAATTAAATATTCCATTAGCACCGCTGATAATAAATAAACTAGGATTTTCTAATGCACTTAAATCAAATTTATACGTTTTACCATTTTGCAATAACAGTGTTCTAGCTGCAAAGTTTTCAACAGCTAAATATCCACTAACAGATGTAACCTCGAAATTTACGACCGCACTACCTAATTCATTTATTAAATGCCTAGTCTTAAATTCGTCTCCGTCTACAGTGTCTAAGAATTTTACCTCACTACCATTGTCGTCGACCTCTATTTTGTATTTGTCAGCTTCACTTTGGTCGTGATAGATGAACTCTAACATTACGTCAGAATCTATGTAATAATATCTTGATGATTGTGCCATGTTGTTTTAAAATCTCAAAAATTTAGGTGACCAATAAACTCCTAAACCAATAGAAGGGCCAGTACTAATTACTTGATTATTATTTAAGTTTATACCATAACCAACTCCAATACCTATTGACCATCCAGCCTTTTTCTTTGCTTTTCTGTTTAATCTAGTATTAACGAGGTTAATGTTTTCTATATTATTTATCTTAATTCCTGGGTAACTTGTTCCAAGCTTAAGTCTATCTGCTCCGTCTTCTCCTTTTTCTATTGCTGCAAATAAACTTAACGTTTGTTTTAATTCAAATTTACTGTCCAATACCTTGAATTGACCAAAGTCATATTTTAAAGTAGATGTTCCGAATAAACTTCTACTATTACCATTACCATAATCTTTAAAAGAATCATACGTTACTTCAGCTGACGTAGAATCAATTTGTGTAACACTTGCGTCTGCTAATAAACTATCTTTTATTTCTAAATCTGCAGATATTAAAGAATTTACATCTTGTAAATCTTTATTTAAGTCTAATGCATCTCTATATTTTTTTGTTAATTTATTTTCGCTATCTTTCAATTGACTTAAATCCAATTCATAAGATCTTATTTGAACTAATTTTTCTCCATTATCATTTCTTAAAACCTCTATAGAATCTTTAGAAGCTAAATAATTGTTCAAATTCCTATTTGCATCGTTATGCGCAAACTCGATATCTTGTTTTAGCGTTTCTATTTGATTACATTGTTTAAGAAAAAACAAAACAAACACAGCGCATGCCACGAATGTTAATGTATTTTTATTAGATAATATTTTTTTTATTGTTTCCATATCTTTAATTAACCTGCAACGACTATTGTTGTCGGTAACGGTGTACCAACTGTTGCTGTTGTTTCGATTGTTTGAACTGTCATAGAGGCTTCTGCATTAGTAGCAGTCATTCTAATATAGTAAGTGGTGTTTGGAGATAAGCTTTCTAAATTAAATGATCCATCGTTGAAATCATTTGATGTTCCACTTCCTACATTAGTATAGCTTCCTCCTGTACCCCAAGTAATAGTTAGATTTCCTGTTGCTCCAGTAACACCATCCCATAATGTTTCGATTTCATCAGATCCTACTTCCACTGCTGTAAAATTATTAATCACAGGTGGTACTGTTCCCGTGCCGCTTTGTGATACATCAAATGATTGAGTAGTATTGCTATCATCAGGATGTGTTACAGTTACTGTTGTTTGTCTATTTATTGGGCTATTATTAGCAGATAATACAAAATCCCATAAAGTACTATCATTAGGATCTTGTGTTACATTTAACCAATTATTCAAAGCATTATTAGTAGATGACCAATTGCTAAGACTTATGTTATTTTGTGCAGATGTAGGACTAACCACTAGTGTTCTAGTAAATTGATTATTAATTGTAGGTACTGACATAGCTTTTATTTATTTTTATGTTGCTTGTTGATTTACACTAATCGTATCTATCACGCTGGAATCGGTAGGGTGTGTTGCTGTTAATATGGCATCACGAGCTTGTCCAGATTCATTAGGTAATACTCTAATACTCCAAATATTAGGATTACTTGGACTAGGTGATACCGTAATCCAATTACCTATTGCGTTTGCGTTATCTGACCAATTATTAACACCAAAAGAAGCTATCGCAGCGTTTGGCGTTATGTTTACTGTTCTTTCATATGCATATCCTGATTCAGTAGGTGGTGTTGACATAATTTCTTTTTATTTTTTCATTATTTATATTTGACACAAATTACCGCTAGATGTATACGATCCACCAATTCCGGAGACGTTCTGTACAGACAGTGCACAAATTAGAGTGTTACTGCTTCCAAAGCCCAGTAGCTGTGTTTGGCTATTTCCTGCACAGTTAGTATAAGTTATAGCATTGGAGCTCCAGCTACTACCGGTAATAATCCACTCTTGACACGGAATCGGAAGAGACATTACTCCAACCGTCATATTATCATTTGCTGTATTCACTGTAGGGTGAGCTATTACAAATATTTCGCTAGATCCAACACTAGGTTGTCCACTGATAATTACATCACAGGTACCATAACCGCTAGAATTAGAGGCTGTCATGCCTTGAACAGATAACCAACTTGCATTTTCATTTTGAATAACAGGCGTAATTCCACCAACACTACCAGATGCTGTAATTTTCCAATAAACTGTTCTAGTTTGATTTTCACCTGGCGTCCAGTTCCATGTGTTTCCATTTGTTACTTCTAAAGTTGCCGCTACTGCCACTTGTGTACCTACATTAATTTGTGTAGATTCTGTTCCAGTAGAAGTTGGCGTACTATCATCTCTTAGTGTAAATGTAAGTTCATTTCCGGAAATTGTTTCAGAACTAGCAACCAATGATAATCTAGATGCACTGTTAATTAAAACAGATGATGGATTATCAAACACATAGGATGTGTCTGTTTCTAACACAATTACAAAATCTTGTATACTTCCAGGTTGTTTATCAATATTTAATGAAACAATACCTGAAGTTACCGTCAAATTACTGATATTTATTCCATTTATAGATTTAATAGACCATGGATCAGTTGGTGTTGGAGATCCAACTACACCTAGATTAAGTGAAGCATTTGGAGATGCTTGAACCGTCCCAGTTGGCGTTAGTGTTACATAACCAGTAGGTGTTACAGTTGGCGTTGAGAAACCTCCACCTCCAACTCCTACACCACCACCTCCAACGACAACCGCTCCAAACTGTGATACAAATGTGTTACCAGTTGTGTAATCGGCATCGAATTGATATGTTGTTGTAACTGAATCTTCAACTTCTGATCCATCTGCATTAGCATCGTAATCTCCACCAGTAAGTGACAATGACGTAAATACTGGAGTACCATCTGCATTAGCCTCGATATCATCTCCAGATATTCCTATTGTTGCTGGCTGAATTTCTCCACATGTAGTACATAATTCTCTCCATTCACCTATACCACTGTTAGCATAATATACTTCAGTAACGTCTAATTCAGTATTAAAATAAATCATCCCAGTCGAAGGATTACTTGGTCTGTTTGAAGTTGTACCTTTTGGTAAATTTAAATAACCTTTAAATTCAGTATCAATATCAACGTCAAAAATACCAGAACCCAATGCATCGAATGTTATATTGGAATTATTAAGAGCAGTAAGATTAATAGCAATACCCCTTAGGTCTAAGCTAGAAGTAGATGCTTCCAAAAATATTTTATCTACATTTAATTTAAATGCAACATCCGGACTGCCAAAATCATTTTGAATTGCAAACTCAGAATATACTCCGTCATCACTAGAAGTTACTACAAGCTTAGATGTATTGTTTCCAGTATGAACAAGTTTTAAATAATTATCAAATACTCCTCCTTTTGCTATAGTTAATTTTGCATTAGTAGAAATATCTCCATTTTGTGAATCTTCTATAAATGAATCATCACCTAACCATATGATTGGATTATATCCAAATCCAGTTACTTTTGGTTTTAGAATTTTATATGTATCTGTTGTTGTTGCACTATCGTTATCTAAATCAATATCTATTGCATACCATGGGCTATCAGATGTTCCTTCATCTCCCTTAAAACCTTGTTGTCCTAAATCGCCTTTTTGACCTTTTTGACCTGTTTCACCAGGTAAACCTTGTGCACCCTTAAATCCTCTGGGGCCTTGAGGTCCACCACCATGAGCCAATATTTGATCAAAATTATAGTTTATTTTTTCAAACTTAATAGAGTCAGAATCGCTCGGATGTAGTATTTCTTGAATATTGATTGCCATATTATGACTTTATTTTTAACATTGTTTTGATATCGTAAGAATATCCTCTTCTTTTACTATATATCAACCTAAAATTCATAGGCTTTTGCTTGTGCTGTTTATATCTAAAATTATTATCATTGGAATATCCTCCAGTTGATAATTCATCTACTTCATTTATACTTATCAAATTTGATTTTTCACCTTTCTTCTTTTTAGAATATAAGAATATAGAATCTATAATATACTGTTTAAGCAAGTTATTTTCAACATATAGTAAAGCATCGTCATCTAATGTTGTTTTGTCACCCGCTGAATTGGAAGGTAATACATATTTAGAAATTGAAGATAACACACCGTCTTCACTTATGACTCTTTTTAAAACATCATAAATATAAAAATCAATAATAATATATTTGTCATTTTCATATATAACTGTTTCTGTTTTGCTATTATCATTTTTTAATATTTCATCCATATGCTGTTGCGTTTCTACTCTGTATGTAGAATACGACAAAAGCGTATATTCATTTTTTGGTTTCATAATAGTAGACGCCATATATGATCTTTCTTCTGAAGTATCTATCGTTCCAGGTAATCTTTCAAAACTACCACCCTTTAAAGATCTAATAAAATAATTAGAATCCCAAGATGATCTAAACACATTAACGTCTTTTTTGTCTATTGCAATTTCGCCAATAAGTGGATATAGAGGTAACTTTTCGGTAGAAACAGAAAGTTTAGTTACACCTAGTGGATTTAATTCATTCACCTTGTGATAAAAATGATTTTTAATAATACCCCAATTACCATCGTGTATTTTATTATCTTGTATAAAGTTTAAATTAAAAGAAGTTCCACATCTATTATATTTCCTATAATAAGACTTAGCTAAATTTAATTCCTCAACATCAGTTAAACTGTGCTTATATAAAAACTCTTCTATTCCTAATTCCCTAGAATCTATAGTAGTGTGCAATCTATTAGATTTAAAATGTGTATATGTGTCAGTAAATGTAACTACTGGTTTTAAATTTATGGTGTATTTACCACTATGTCTTACTAAGAATGGATAATAATCAGCCTCTTTGGATTCTATTAAATTAAATCCAATATTACCTTTAGATAATTTAAAAGATTTAGGTTTATCATCATCTTCCTCAATAGTAAGTGTTGCTTTTTTAGCAAACTCTTTACCGTCAAAGAATCTTAATACAAATTTATTTTCTAAAACCTGTCCATCTTCTTCAACTGTAACATACTTGATTTCTTCACTATCGGTATTTAACAATTCTGTAAAATTACCTATAGACAGCTTTTCCAATAACACCTTGTGCATATTAGTACCACCATCAACATATTGATACGTCGCTTTAAGTTGTATGCTATTTGGTAAATATTCAACATCTAAGATGTCTGTTGGATCATCTACGTTTACTGGTTTTCCAGCAACCTTAATCTGTGATTCGCTATCTATTTCAACTATAGACATTTTATATTTTGTACTTGAAGGATCCAGAGGATCTAGATCTATTAAAATATCTCCATATAAACCCTCGTCATTTACGGCTATTTGCGTTTCATAATTAGGTAGACTGCCGTTAGAATGTTGAATTCCATTAATAACATATGGACCTTGTTGTGAACCCCAGTCTGCAGAATTAAAATTAAAACTACCACCAAATGTAGTGTTAGCATATACATAATCTGATTTATTAGAGTCATACACTATCTTGTGCTTAATCTCATATAACATTTTTCTGTTAAAATTATCGTCTATCCAGAAATCACTAATGTTTAGATTAATATAAACTAAAACAAATTTGTATTTTTTATTTTGAATTATCTCATATTCTATTTGATTTTGCTGAACATCTGTATTATGTTTAAGCAAAATACTAAATTTATATCCGTTGAATTCCGTGTCTTTTACAAAATCCAATGTATTCTCTAATGATTTTCTTTTTCTAAACTCTACATTAACACCCTTGAATATTGTGTTAGCAAAAGATATATCACTACCGTCGTTGATCAAAGAATATTTCTTTTTTAACTCTGTTTTAAAAAATGTATTAATTTCACCAGTTAATCTAGTTAAGTCGTTTGTGCTTATGTTGGGGCTTAAATCAATAAAGTCAGCTGAATTTAATGTTTTCTCAAATCCATCAGATATCATAAATCTATCAAAATAATTAAAGTTGGTTGATTTAAATAAATCTGGTGTTAATTCAAAACCTTCTATAAAATTAATATAACTAAATGTATCATTAAGTTCATCGTACTTGATATACTTTGGCATTTTATCCATATAGAACCACTCATGTGTCATATTGTCCCTATTTCTTTCTTCTACTTGTAGATCTGGTGCAAAATTAGTTACTCCGAAAACTTCATTAGCATTTAAAAAATAAGGCTGCTCTCTGACAGTGACAGCATCTTTAAGCACCCACTTATTAATATTAGGCACTATTCTAGAATTAATCGCGTATTCTTTAATGTAATTTTCTTGTAGTCTGTCGAACTCTGAAGAAATTCTAGTAGGTTCTTCTTCTTCAGAAGATTCTTCTTTTAAAACTGGAGATAAATTAACAAAATAATCAATAGGCTGTAATCCAAAGTCATCGTCTACTATAGTACTTGCGTCCAGTTCTGTTGTTGCTTGACCTGTAATTGGATCGATTGAGTTTATTGCATTTTCATACGGTTCATATAACATTCTCTCTCGGGTTTCTAAATTAAGTTCTTTTAATTCAGAATTAGAAGTGTCATAAAAATCAAAATCCATATCATGTATATCATATGCCGAGAATAAACCTATACTTACAGTTTGTTCATTAAACACACTAGCATCACCATTAGATATTGTATTTTTATCTTTCAGTATTATTTTAGAATATTCAGAAGACTGTGTTTCGATGTCTTCTACAATATCTAATACCTGATTAAATATACCCTTATATCCAGTTTCTATGTAATCCCCTATTTTAATTTGACTAACAGTCTCGTTGCTAACAAATATAGATTTTTTAGCTGAATTACCACCACTTAAGTAATGCGCTTTCCAAGCGTCTAATATTACTAAGTTATCTGGTTCTGTCCATGCTTCTCTTTTTCTTAATTCTAGTTTTAAACCATCAACATCAATATTTTCAGTATATATGAAATCAGAAACGTTTGATCTTTTTATTAAAAGGGATTGTTGTAGCAGCATATACCCTGGAATATCATTCTTTATATAAACAGAAGTACCTACACTCCATGCACTAAATTTGTTTTCTTCATAGTTGTTAACTACATTGGCAATTGCCGCCGCTACTTGACTTAACGTTCCTTGATTTGAGAATTCTTTTCCTTCTATTTTACCAGCAGGTATATCATATGATGCTCTAAATGTATTGTTTGCCAACTGTACGGTAGACTGGATCTGATCAACCCTAACTATGTTAGAAATTGCTCCAGTAATCGTTATACCTAATTCACCTAAATTAGCCCTTTTCTCTGTTAAATAAAACACATTTTTATTATCTTCTACTTCTAATGTCAAAAAGTTTTTAATATAACTCGAATCAAAGGCAGTTTCTAGCGCAGTTTTAGTCAACGCCCATGTCGACCCAACTATAAACGCTAGCGTATATTCTTTAGTACCGTCTATTAATTGTATTGTTAATTCCTCACCTTGTGATCTTTTAATAAAATTAAAAGAATATGCTTCTTCTCTTGAATCAACAATAGCAAATGAATCATTAGTTTCTGGGGATTCGACAATTTGTAATTTAATAAAATCATAGCCTGAATTATCATTGCCAGTAATGTCTATTGTTTTATCAGTATTTTTAATTCCTATTTTATCATAAATATCTGTTTTATCAGTAGATATTAATACTTCTTTGTCAACCGCATCGTAATAACCTTGATTAGATATTTTATAGAATGACTCACCAATATTAATATAACCTAATGTTGGTGTTGATGTCATTAATTTATTTGGTGGAATTGCAGAATGTGCAATGTTAACATCAATACTTGATTGTAAATTTGTAAATTTAACAATATTTTGATTTGCTGTAACTATTTCTCCAGTTCCAGAATCAATGTCATCTACATACAGTCCAAAATATCTGTTTATAGAATAGTCAACAGCATCATCATCAAATAAAAATTCTAAATTAATTAAATTTGCACATACTATATTATTTCTTTTAAAGCCATCTGTTATTAAATCATTAGACTCTATTAATGGCTTATCTTGTAATATAAAATCTTTATATAAATATTCACCCTTACTAGTGAATCCACCTTTCTTTAAATCTATTCCATTAAAAAAAGATTGTTCTTCTTTTTCAAAAGAAAAAGTTAACGGTGCCTTTGGAAATGTTTCTTGTTGAACATGATTTCTTAAATATTTACCGATGTTAGAGTTTTCTGATAAATCAAATGTTTTTACTATTTGTGAATTCTTAACAATCTCGTTAATCATTTTAATTTTATCATCACCGCCATTTTTAAAGCTAGTAGATCCGTTAGGATTTTTTGTTCTAAATATAACAAACTTTTTGGGCATATTTTCATCTAACCAAATTGGTGCAAATATTCTTAAATTTTCAGAATGTATTTTAGAATAATTATATGTTGTTCCATAGTGATAATCCTCCTCTATTTGTTTATCATATGAATCTAGAACAGATATATCAGAGTTTTTTCTTTTAGTGGCGTATGCAACCTCGTTAGTGGTTGTATTCTTTTTAAAGAATTTAGAAATATCGTATGCATATTCTCCATCTGGTGAGATTGGGAATTTCTTATATCTAACATCACTTAATGTTCTATCGGCATCTATGCTTTCTAAGTATAGCGCATCTTCTGAATTAACTACTAGTTTTATATTAGTTGTTAACTTGGGATTCGTTCTTAATAGTGGTTTAGAAATATTATCTAATTTATAGTTAGTTTCTATATCAAAATTAGGTCCGTTGCTATTAGATAAGAATTCAGGTAAAACAGGAAATTGATATGTAGATATGCTTGGGTTGTTTGGATCCGAAACACTGTTAGTACATAGCTCACACTTAGACTGGGGTGTACCACCTAAAGACTGCTCATCGGCATTATATATTTCAATAGTACTTTCGCTAGTCATGCCCAGCTCTCTTGAATCTATCTCAACAACTCTATATTTGCCAGTCGTGTCATATGGTAAATTACTATTTGATTTTAATTTGTTTACTGCATCTGTTGAATTTTCAGCAACAATAGTATGTTTATATTGTAAACAATTAATAGTAGAACTGCTAAAACACCATCTTACATCAGATTCAGTTGGCTCATCAGTACCTATTATTGATTCTATAAAATCTTTTATATGCGAAGTAGTATCGTTATTCCATTCATGGAAACCATCTATCACATATACTGGCCAATACCATTCAGTATCGTCTAATAAAGGTTCACATGCTAAAAACGCATAATATACATTTTTATCTAATATGTTTCCAGTTTCTGGTGATATAAACACTTCACTATTTGTAATAATAGTTGTATCATCAAATGCACATTGACCATATGTTGCAGTCGTGCCTTCGGCCAACATGTAACTGCCAGATATTGGATTAAAACCAAACCACCTGTAATTAGAACCATCTCCATCATTTTCCCAAACTAGGTATGATGTTTCGTTTCCAATAGTATTGCTCTCAAACATGCCAGCTGTATCTTCATACGTCGCTCCGTTTTCAGAAGTATAAATTGCCCTGCCGTTTTGTGCTATTTCATCTAAACTCCATTCGGGTTGTTGTCCTCCTCCTGGTAAATTTATCTCATCCTCACTTGCTCTGTACCATATATCTACTGCTGTTTTTGATCCTGTACAGTATTCCCATTCGCTTGCGTTTCCATTAGCCGAGACAAATGTATTACCAGCAACCTTTCTTGTAATATAAACAATAGGAATTGGACACTCAAATAACCAAGAGGCATTAGATGTGTTATATTGCCAATTGTTAGTTGCTCCTGTTTTTGCATAAGTACTTTCTACATCATTTGCATAAATACCTGCGGGAATCAAGCCTGTTAATTCATCATTTAAACCTGCGGCATAGTCATTTAGTGCAGATTGAGATGAAAATATTTTGAAAGTAGGATCCAGTGAGGCTGCTGTTGTCAACTGTTCTATTGTTGCATCAGCATCTAAACCCAGAGAAGGGTTTGGTTCTGATAAACCATTACCGTTTCCATCTACGTTTATATCTTGACCAATACCATTCCATATATAATATACAGTGATATTCTCAGTTAAGTTATTACAATATTGAGTATCTCCGCTACCATATGTTAAATCGCTGCTTGTTGCCACCAAAGGTGCACTACATGGAAAAACACTATTAATTACTCCAGCTGGAGAAATACCTAATATTTTAGGTGCATCATTTGCATCAATTTCTATAGAAATAAGAGGAGCACTTGTATTTGTACTTACTGGAGATGTTAAATCTATGTCTGAATATACTGTTTGTCCTGGTGCAATGTCATCTATAGTTGCAACCACTAAAGAACTCATATAATATGTTTCAGTCTTCTCTATTTCACATACTGTACTTGTTGAGCCATCAAACGGGGTACCAGTTATTTCTATGTAAGCTAATTCTAAGACTTCTATCGTAACAACTTGTTCCGCAGTATCTTCTCCATCTGAAACAATAACAGTAAATATATCTTGACCATTGTATGTTGGATTTGGAGTATATGTATATTCGTTATTAGAAATGGATATAGTTCCGCCATTTGTGGTTGTACTAACGTCCGAACTGTAAATTAATGTACTAGGACTCGAACTATTTGCTTGATTATCAGGATCATTTGCAATTACACTAAACGTATAATTGTTTAATTGATTACATGTTCCGCTTTGAAAACTAGAACCATTTACAATAACCGGCGGATCATTAGGTACTGCACCTATATTAAATGTAACTTGACCAGTGTCAGTTTGTCCATTTGCTGCTACGCTATATTCTACGACGTCTGACGTATTAGATATTCCATTATTTGGAGTATATGTCGCCAATAATCCATTTGATGACGGATCAAGTGTAATAGTACCGGAAGATGGTCCAGAAGTTATTGTTACTGTATATGTTGTTCCATTAGTAACATCAAAGTTAAATGACGTCGCAGTTTCATATGGCACAGCTACGGTTTGATTATCGTTGGCAACTGGAGCCGTAAGAAAACTAGTATCGACTATAGTAATACTTGCACTATCTTCTACAGTACCATCGTCTAAAAATTCTATTGTCAATATCTCATCACCTTCTAAAATAGAAGAATCTGCAGCAACAGCTATTAGCAAACTAAACTGTTGAGCGAGGTTTAGAGTAACCGTACCGGTCAGTGGCACATCAATGTCATCTGTTGTGATACCTGTGCCAGATATTTCATATGTAAACGGTCCAGCACTATTTGTGTTTGCACTAAATGAAGCGGTAAAACTATTGCCTTCATTCACGTTACTTGCAGGACTTAAAGTTACGCTATATGTTGATCCTGCAACTACTACTTGTTTTTGTGAATTTGTTGCAACGTTTCCTGCTTCGTCAGTTGCAGTATATGTAATGACATGTGTTCCCGGTACACCAGTATTAATAGTTGTAGGACTTGCAGTAGTTGTAATATTTGCATCAGCGGTAACAATATCCGATACTGTAATACCATCATCAGTATATGAGTCGCCTACGAGAAGATTTACAATTAACGGGCCATTCACGGTTATATCCGGTTCTGTTAAATCTTGTACTACAACTGTCATCGATAAAACTTCTGCATGATATCCATCATTGATGCTATATACAACCTGATAATTACCAGGAACATTCATATTAACATCAGAAACATCTACATCAGTTGCTGGATTTTGAGTTCCGTTTGCTGCTTGACCTGCAATAATAGAATTTGTTCCCCATGCATCATCCGCATAATTTCCTGCATATGGATTATTAAAAACTGGATTTGTAGTAGCCTCAACTGTTACCGTATTTTGTGCAAGTGTTATTGTGGGAGCAATATTGGCGTATATGTCTGATACTTCACCAATTGTATCAATTTTAAAAGATTGTTGTAAATCGTTTTCGGGGTAGAATAATCCTTGACCGTTATATGGATCAGCAAGTGTCGCGGCGTCAGTTTCATGGAGAACAGTACCATTTCCAAAGGCGCCATCGTAGAAAAGCTGCTTTAAATTTGCGCTGCCACCTAATGATGCAGCTGCTATCGGTTCGTTTTTTAACGCATCAGTTGCACTACTTGCACCCGGAGTTATTATGTAAATACTGTTTGCCATTTAATCAATAAATCTTATTATACAGAGAAATTCTCTAGTTATATATCTAAGATTTATTGTCTGATTAATCTAGCCGCTCTAATAGAGTTTAAACTTTTACCTTTAGATCTGTACTTAGCAAAAACTTCTAAGTCAAACGAGAATTGTTCATCGTACTTATCAAAAATATCTAATCCGATTTTCTTAGTATATGTTAGGTTAGGGAAAGTTAATTTAGCTTGTCCCCCGATTCTACCTCTATCAGAAGATGCATTATTACCATAATAATCAGTCATTCTGTATTGGAATACAACATCTATTGATAATCCATTAGAATTGTCTTGTGATGCAACCTTTCCTTTTATTCTTTTTTTACTTTGTTTGGTATCACCATCAACTGAAAGAGTATTTAAGTTAATTGGAGAAAGATATAAGAAAGAACCTACAGATTTACCTCCCAGTAAAAATTGATCATTTGCATCAAATGACATTTTAAAAGATCTTTGGTTGTCTGTAGCAAGATTAACATTGTTTTGATTAAAATTTCTATATCCTAATTGTTTTTTAGCTTGAATAGAATTAGTAGCAGTTGTAAAGAAACTATTACCTATTGGATTTCCTCCCCATGTGTTACCGAACCAGAACGAAGTTCCAGTTGCGTATGTTGCGGAAATAGGCATAGAGTATATTGCGTTGTTAACTACCGCTTGTAATGTTGCTTTTTGTTCAGTCTCTGTAACATTTGCAGGATTTGTTGCATTTTCAGCAGCATCACTGTATATGTTTTCTAAATCCGGGTGATCTTTGTGTAAATAAATACCATTATTGTAAGCAATCGCACCAACTCTACCTATATTAGAAACGTCTATTTTAGTGGTACTAATATCAACATTAAGATTTGCAGTTGAACCAGAAGCTTCGTGTCTTCCAAATGTTCCTGACCATATAAAGTTATTTGAAGTTGCATCTCCATCTACTTGTAATAAAGATCCGTTGAATGAAGAATCACCAAATCCTGCGTAATCTAAAACATGTTCATATGATTCTAATCCTAGTGAATCGTTTCCTGATAAAGGTTCTGTACAATATAGTGGGTATCTATTTGCAATATCCATATATCTAGAATAAACAAATTGACCTCTTCGTTGAACACACTGATATGGTGCTTCATCTAAATTAGATAAACTTGAAATTTGATTACCAGAAAGGTTTTGATATTGAATAGGTGCTATGTCATATCGCCCTTCAGAAGTATAATATGAATCCGAACTTATTTTACTATCAGTAGTACCGATACCCTGGTCGTTTGTTAGTATACCAAAGAAATTAGTAGGTACTGCATCACCAGAAGCTGATGATCTATATGCTGGTTCATTTCTGTTTCCAGTCAATCTAGATATTAGCTCAAGTTTAGTAGCTTTCGTATTTTCTAAAATTAATTTGTATGTTTTAGTTACAATGTGTCCTTTTTTAACTGAAAGCTCTGCGACTTCGTCCACATAATAACCTGCGAATATTTGATTAGTAGTGTCTTTTTTGATTATTGTAACAGTACCGTCTTCATCTTGAAGTTTAACAATAAGTTCACCAACTTCAACTTCCACTGTGCCTTTAAGAGCAGCTATCTGTGCCTCTAATTCTGCAAGTTTGTCATATATTGAAATAGGTTTTTGTTCAGGTGATAAGAACCCTGACGCTAACCCCGTAGCAGTGTGTGCCCAATATTTCTCATTGGCGCTAAACGCATCGTCAATGTGAGAATAAACCCCTTTCGACGCCAATTCTTCTGCTATTTTAACTTTAGCTAATTCTGCAGTATTTTGTTGTACAATATTTTCTAAATCAGTAGTGTCTATTTCTGCTTCTGGAAAATCTATTGTGATTGGGTTTGACCAATCAGATTCTATTGCATTAGAAGGATATCCAGCTTCTGAAATAGATTTAACTCTAATTTCAACTAATTCACCCTCTCTAATAGGAATGTCTAATTGATTAAAGTTAATAGCTTGTCCATCTTCTACTTTACTTTCTTGCCATTTAAATTTACCGCTTATAGAATCTCTTTTTCTATCTCTTACTTTAGTTGTTTTTTCATTCCAATTAGAAAACACTGCTGTTTTTTCTCTAGCGCCTTCCGTGAATGGTAACTGAGCAACATCTGCTGCTTCGCCACTAGTAGAAAGATATCTATATTGAACAATAAATTTAACTATTTTTTGATCTGCAGTATCGGCTACCTTTTTAGCAGTTGGAACATTCCAAAAACCACGTACCCTGTACTTAGGTTTAACCTTTACAGCAGATGATGTTGAAGCTAAAGATTGAATTTGATTTACAACACTGTTATATAAATTAGTTTCGTTAGTTCTTTCTTCTATCAAAGATCCTAATTCATTTTTATCTTTATCTCTTCTTACACTTGATTCATATTTTTTAGTTGAAGTCTCTGTTCTCTTTTTAGAAATAGTCTCATCTAATTTCTTGATAGTTTCTTCAACCGCGGTTTTATCACTTGATAATTTCTTTATCTTAACCTTTGTGTTATTTGCACTTAAGTGTCTGTTGATTTGAACAACCTTAAAATTGGAAGAAGCTAAAGATGGGGCATCTGGTGTTACACCAACAGTTGCTGGTGGAATAGCATCGTCTTTTAACGCTTTTACAAATTGACCAAAATCAGCCACCTCTTCTTTGTAATAATCATCCAATCTAATAGAACTGCCATCTTCTTGAATAATAGTTAATTCATTAGTATACAAACCATAACCGGGTGACCAGTTCTCTGCAAGTATTTTAGAATCAGGATCAATAGCTTTAAAGAATACTAATATCCTTTCATTAAACCCAACATTAACATCGATGCTTAGATTTTTATCTGCAGGTTTGTAAATTGAAAATTGATTTACACCTATGCTAATAGTTTCATATCCCTCTATTAATTCAAGTTCTACTTCAAGCGTAGATCCGTCTACTTTTAATATTTTATATCTGGTGTTTTTTGATCCACCAGTAACAGTAAGTTCGTCTCCTGTTTTTATTAGCTCTGTATCATTTAAATCTTTTTTAGAATCGCTATACGTTAATTTATCTAACGCATATCTTTTGATAGATTTTTTGATAGTAGCTCCATCTTTTAATACGTCTCTTTTTACAGTAGCAATTTTTAATACATCAAATTTACCAACATATTGTGGACTTCTATATGGCATGTCTCTGACTTCCTCGTCTAATACGTATGTTAAGTTATTATTAGCAACATCTCTAATTGCTTGGAAATAACTAAGGTTTTCTTTGTTTTTAAAGTTGTTATTAAAATAATCAACGGTAAGTTCATTAGTAGAATCGAATACAATTCTTTTAACTAAAATCCTTTCAGTATCATTTGGTATTTGACCACCTACCTCTATTGATGTTTTTAATAAAGGATTTAAAAAGTCTTCAAAGAAATAATTAGATTTAGTTGTAAAAACAGTTGGGCGTATTACGCTAGTTATATCGCTTGCAGGTGCTTTTAAACTAGTAGTAACTATTTTCTGATATGATCCATCTGGTAATTTAATCTTAGTGCTACCTTGTCCTAAACCTGACATTGCCTTAAGGTTATTACCTAATCTTGCCAACTCCGCGTTCATATAGCCAAACGAAGGGACAGTAACGGTTCTAGTACCATCCTCTGTTAAAATTTCTAAAGGAATATTTTTCTCAGTAGTTGTTACGGCTTCGTTAATTCTTTCAAATGTCCTAAGAGCATTTGTATTAATTTCTAGAAGTCTAGTTAGCGTGTTTGAAATCGAGTTGTTTGTATTCATCTTATCTTAAAATGTCATATTCAAACGTATATGAGACAGGGTCTATACAGACAACCTCAATATACGGTTTATTTGTGATTAATTGTGTTATATCAATATCTGCGATGCTTTGTGTAAATCCAGAAGTTGATCCAGTCCAAATTTTAATATTGTTACCAGACATGTCAATTACATCAAATGCAATTTTTAAAACTTGACCAGCTTCCCATGAGTTTACTTTATCATCTATGTATATATTCAGATCACTATTAGGGCTTCCGTCTAAAATGTTTTTTAAACTTAATCTATTAGAGTATGACAATAAACTAGACCATATTGCATATTTGTCAGCACCTTCCCCATCAAGTGCAACGTCAAATTGCAAAGTAGAAGAAAGTTTTGCGGCTATTGCTTCACCAGCAATGTTCCACAGGTATATCTCATTAATAGAATAACCTTCAACTGTGTTGTTTATTTTTATTTTATTAGGAATAGATTTATCTATGACCGTTCCCTTTCCATTAAATATAACATCAGTGTTGTATTGTAACTCTACTGGAATAGTTCCGTCTATTAGTTGATTAATCTTAGTATGTGCTTTAGTTATCAGTGCTAAAAGTGCACCTGAATCTGCTAATTGAATAGAAGCAGCCTCGAATTGAGATTCCAGCAAATCTAATTTAGAAGAAAGAGTGGCAGCATCTCTAGAAGAAAACACTATGTTTTCAATTCCATTTAATCGCTCTACTATTTTACTATATCTTTTATTAGCCTGTATCATTACCTCAGCCGCATTCTCTAACGCAGTTGTTGTGTCCATGAATAAATCCATAGAGAATGTTGTAAAATCATTTACACTAGTTTCTACACCAACATTATCTAATGAAGAATTAAACTTCATGTTTAGTTTTAAAGAAAATGCATTTCCATTTAAACCTGTAACCTCGTTTGGTTTAAATTTAATTTGTTCATGTATTTTTGAACCAGGTCCTGGAGAATCTGCAATATCATCCAGTATTAAAATACCGTATAAGTTTGTAGCTCTGTTGGCAGGAACTGATTTACTATAAAGATCATAATAAACTAAAACCGCATTAAAATTAAATTTTTGGCCTTTTTTGGCAAAATCTAATAAGCTTTTAGTTTTACTATCATTGTTGATTTCTTCGTATGAAGATGGATCCCAATCAATTTGAACACTGTTTGTTGCGTTTGTCTGTACATCATAATATGCACCGCTATCTGCTGTGTATGCATCTACAATGGTACTTAAATTAATATTCGGATCTGGGTGATTTTGTCCCTTTCTTCCTTCAATATAATCTTCTGCATATAATTTAGTAGCTGAACTATTGTATTCAGTTGGTCTAAATAAAACAGTTGGCGTATAACCGACAGAAGTAGGAACATTAATGTATACTTCATGATATGTGTTTCCTTGATAATTGACATCATTCTCTGCATCAATGCTACCAAGATATTTTACGACTCTGTCATAATTTGTTCCACTGAACACACCGTTATTGTTCTCCGCATAATTACCCAACACGCTCTCATTTGAATCAGTTGGTCTAAAATCTATAGAGCCTAGAGCCGATAGCCATTTAAAGAAAATCTTTTCCGAATCCGTTTGTAAGATAATAGGATCATAATCATCATCATTCAATAAAAGCTCTTCCATGTTTAGAGCATAATTCTGAAAGGTTTGCGCGAAATCTACATTAGGCATACCTGCGACATAATTTTGACCTGAAGCTTGTTTTAAATTAAGTTCAAAATCAATTGTGTTAGAGTTTTGTACAGATCCCGTAAAGTCTGGTAAATCTAATAATGCAAATTTACTAAACTCAAAGTTTAAATCAGAACTGTTAAATGCCCTAGTCATGTCTTTCGCTGATGACGCGAATGCATACATAGTGCCACCCTGTGGCTGTGGTATTCTAACTAAAGGTGTTGCCATTTGTTAATTTTTATTTGTTTAAGCTATAGTACACGCATGTGAGCCAATAATGTACCACACGTCGTTAAAACATCTTAAGGTTATAGTAGAGTTTGCTGCGTCTAATTTGATAGAAGTTGCACCGATTGATGCACCAGCTTGAGGCACTATGTCTAAAATACTAGCGCTTGCACTGATTAATGTTAATTCTTGACCGTCAGTTGCTGTCGGTAAGTTGAATGAACTTTCTATAAAATATGTAATTGCAGTTACTGCTGATGGTGATGTAATCGTAGTTGGAATCGCCAATGAACCTGCAACTCCACTTTTAACTAACGTACCACCTAATGTGATGCTGTTAGAAAATGAAGCATTCGTTAATGCTTGTATTCCTCCTGTTGATTCTACCTTAAACAGATTTGTTGTTCCACTAGAAACCGTTAGCGATGTTGTAGTAACGCTAGAAACTCCAGATAAAGCCAACGTAGTTGGATTTAACAGAGCCATAACCGAAGCTAGTTCATCATTTAGCAACTCAAAGTTAGTATTAATAGTTGGTCTAGATGCTGAAACTGAATCAGTTCCTAAAATTTCAATAATGTTTGCCATTTTTTATTTATTTATTTTACTTTTAACATATTACGTTTTGCAACGTTTTTATTACCATATGTATCTTCCGTTTCCAGCTCTATAGAATAATATCCTGGTTGCTGGAATATGTACGTAAGCCACATATTATTATAGTATATATCCGTTATTTCTGGATTACTTATATTTTTTATTTTCCACACAGGGTTTTGAGATCCAGGAAACTTAGAAATGTCAGTAGAAATCGTAACATGTGTTGATCTTTCTATTTCAGCATAGTCCTTAAATACTCTGGTATCATCCCAAGTTGGATTGTAGTGTTGGCAGTGTACTTCACCAGATATAGAATTATCTGTGTTTGTAGCACTTTCAAAATCATATGTTTTTGAATATTCTTTTCCAACTACCAACATGAATCTAAATACATCTCCAGAAACTGGCACATTGTCTATATCTTCAAAAACTGGGTTGTAATTAAATTTACTTATTATAGGATCAGTACTCGTGTTTAATTCTTCAGCTATTGTATTCCATCCATTTAAATCTAAAACATTTGTTGGAGTAGGGCTAGTAATCACATGTACTCCCGTTTCTATTGCTTGTGTTTTGGGATTCTTATGAGTTATCAGAAGAAAGTGACCTTGTTCTATATTATTTATTTTAAAACTAGAAGTTAAATCCGGGCCAACTCTCATTGCATCCCACCAATTATGTTCAGTATCTTTCCATCTAAAAGAACATTCACCCCATTGATATGGTCCTGTTGTTTCAGAAAATCCAGTTTCAGAATAAATGTCGACATATCTTCTTACTGTTGAAAATCTAACACCTTGATCTTCTTCAAAGTGCACATAGTTAGCTCTGTCCAGCGTCAAATAATAAGTAGACATATTGTCTTCTATTTTGGTTTGATTATCCTGTGGTACGTCCCAGTAACCACCTGATTTATTCCATGTGTTATCTTTTTGGTTCCAATCGTTTTTCTCTAGCCATTTGTAAACACCGTAAATCTCTAATTCTTTTAATTTAACATCAATAACATCTTTCATCTTATAGTGAGATCTGTGACCGAATAAATCATATGTTCTCATTTCAACATCATATGAATCTGCATATGGTAATGTTAATGGAAACGTAATATAATCATCAATTGGACCTCTAAATGTTTGAGCATATCCCCTTTCTTTAGAAGTAACGATCCATTCTATTTCATATACCCATGTTTTCCACCAATTATTCCAAGAAATTCCAGAGTGAATTTGTATGTTTCCGTTTGGTATTGGATCTGCACCTTGTCCAAACCCAGTTGTATCTTCCCATGTAAAAGGAGCTTCGTCCCATATATCATCAAAACTATCTCTTCCATCTAATATTACTGGGCACCCTATTGGAACGCCTGGATTATATGAATGTAATTCTCTATTGTAATACGTGCTATAAAATTGATCGTAAATATTTTTTAATTCTACTCTTTGATTTAATGTTAAATCTCCTTCTTTTCCAAATTTCATATTTAAAAAAGTATCGTAGTTGCTGGTTAAATCATTTTGATCTAATAGTGTTTTTAAAACTAATGAAGTATCTTCAATAAATAAATTCCTATTTTCAGGTAAAACTTTAAACCTCACATCATGTCCTTCGCTAAAATAACTAATTGGATTTTGATTATTCCAAACGTTTAAGTTTCTTTGCGTAAAATAATCACCTTCGGCAGTAATGTCGATTATTTTAGCCTTTAGTGGCATGTATTCTCTTTGAAGTTTATTTTTTAATCCATATAGTTTAATTAAAATTTCTTCTGGAGTATAATCAAATGTTTCAGTTACGTTTGGAATATCCCATTGATCAAATGTACCGTTCGGTTCATTTAATGTATAAACCAAACTAAACTTACTAGTTTTCTTCATAGTATTAGAAGGTAACTTAAACTTAAGTCTTTTTCTAATAGATTCCCCTCTTTTCGAAGCGTTAGCAACAGGAACTGCAAATAGCTTACCGAAATTCTTATTCTTATTATCTATGTTTAACCAATATTCTTTAAGAGTTAATTTACTATAGCCATAAAAATCTATTGCATTCAGTACTGCTTTATATGTGCCTATAAATGGTTTTATATTGTGTAATTCTAAAAGTAATTCCTTTCTCTTAGCGTTTAGTAATTTAAAATCAGGCGACATTTCACTAATATCATGTGATTTAAATAACATAAAATCGCTATCTTCTAATGCGGCTCCAAAGTTTCTTAATAATATTTTAAGTCTTTCGTCTTCACCTACTGTTTCTCCATAAAAAACAATTTTTGCTACTAACCCCTTGCCACCATCTGGTCCAAGTTCATACATCATTAATGTTCTTCTATGATGTCCGTCATCTTTTGAATTAAGAGCAACATTTAACTGAATAGCAACATTGTTTTTAGAATTAATAACTTTTATACCATCACTATTAACAGAATCTAAAACAACAGTACTATCTAAAAGTGCATGCGTCTGTGTTTTATATTCCTTAATGACTGGTTGATTTCCAGTATTCTCAACACCAAACATTATTATATCTTCCGAATGAGATTTATCTGGATCATGCCATTCAAATCCGAATTCGTATGCCCATTGGTTTCTACCGACTGGAGCATTTATTAATGGATCTCCGTTAAAAATACATTCTTCAACAATAAACATATTAATAGTTTCATATAATCCAACAGAAACTTCCGGCAAAAATACAACACCATTCCATACGCCCTTTGAATCTTGTTCTAAATTCAAATCATAGTCTAACCCTTTAAAAAATCTTAAATTATTATACATTATCTAGTGGTATTATCGTCTTTTTTAACTGTAAAGTTCTTGAATTTTCTTAAATGTCTAGCGCTTCCCAGTAATGTTTTAATTGTGTCATCAATAAACATCATAAAGTTAGCCATTATTTCATTTCTTTGAATATGCCTAGATGTTGATTTGGCCATAAAACTAATATTTTTATAGTCATATCCCTGGTGCTTAAGGCTAGTTTTTCTAGTCTTAGTTTTGTTATACAGTTTTTCTCTTTTATAGAGAAGTATGTCTTTAAATATATTCATTATTTTTTAACTGCTCTTCTATTTCCCGCCTGAACTCTTGTATACATTGTTCTAGGTACCGGTGCTCCTTCAAAGTTTATGCTTATTGCCGCTTCCGCGTTAATTAATACATCATCAACTATTTCATCGCCATCTCTATCTTGCCAACCTCCTCTAAAAACTGCAACTTCTTCTTTATCCATGATAATATCTCCCCACCTGTCTAATCCTACGATATCTTCAGGTATTTCAGTAGTTTCATCAACGTCTATTATTTTAACATCTTCTACTCTTTTAAAGAATACATATTTTTGTTTTCCATTTTGTACATTCTCTAATGTAACTGGTTCTTGTGGAACGACAGAAACATTTACAGATTCATAATAACCCAATCTTCTGGCTGTTTCCTCTGTTTCAGATATAAATCTAATGTTCACTGCATCAATTCCTTCTATTTCTTCTAAGATATACACAATATCAGATTTGGGTAATTTATCCCTACGAGTTACGTTTAATAAATAGTTACTAACTTTTTCTCTAACGTTTGTGTATATTTCCTGTCTAGTAAAACCTTCAAAATATCTAATATTAATATCCATGCTATATTTTCTAACCTGAGGCTTGACAAATACAACTTCAGTAGTTACCATTTGTTGACCGCTATCCTGTAATACCTTTTGAATAGCATCATATTCAGTTTGATCTAAAAACATTTCTTCCTCAGCCATTGAAAAATAATCTTTATTTTTAGCTAATTTCTTTTTCACATCAGGTACAGCAAAAATATAAATAACATTATCGTCATCTAAATATTGATCGTCAGTTGTGTTATATGCATCTACATAAGAAAACATATTATACCTCGATAAAAAATACTCATAATTATCTGGAGTAGCTAATACAAATGATTTACTGGCAAGAGGCGTCATTACTTTAGTAAACTCTGTGCTTTCAGCATCTGATCCCATTTTAGGGGCAGACGTAATAGTTACATCTAAAAACTCGTTTAGATCATGTTCTGTTCCATTAGAATCTGCACCAGAGGCATCCCACTTAATAGTAAGATCTGGAGAATCATCTATATTCCCAGTTAATCCTTCGTGTTTGACATATTCTACTTCGACCGTTGTGCCTAGTGCAGGTACTGCTCCAAATGAAGAATTACCAAAATAAACATCTATTCCGCCACCTATTCCGGTTTTAAGTAAATATCCTTTTTCGTCTGATAATAAATCATACAATGATTCATGTTTAGTCCATTTTTCACCGTTAACGGAAACGCTGACATTAGAATGATCAGTTATTCCACCAGTTTTAACATTAAAAGATTGTAAATTCTCTCCAGTTCCAGTCACAGTTTGTTTTTCAAATTCACCCTGAATAAACGCGGTTTTAATAGGAAACTTATTGGCCTTTTCTAATCTAAATCTATCGTTAGAATTTAAACAACTGTATTTAAGACCATTTAAGTCTATTTTAAATTCAGCACGAGGGTCTATGTTAACACCTGTTCCTGCAATTTTACTAAGATCTGCGCCTGGTTTCCATCTAAATTCAAGTTCACCTACAGCTGCAAATCCTCTAGTTGCATCATGTCCTGTTAATCTTGCTAAACCATATATAGATTCTGGCTGTTGTGCGGTATATATGTTTTGTTCAACCGTTGCATCTTCTATATAAAACATAATAAGTTCAGTAATCTCAGTCAACACTTTTATTATCTGTGCAAACGGGGAAGCCTCTGTAAATAAAGTCTTAGATCGACCATACACTCTAGTAATATATGTTCTAGCATCTTCCCTTATTTGGGCTGCATTTACTCTAAGTGTTTTTAAAATTTTTAATTCTGCCATTATTACGGTTTACTTTATTTTCTTATCTTATATTAAGTTGAACAAGCCACTTACTATCTATTGTAATATCTATATACGCAATATCTCTCACCGTTCCTTTTAAGAAACTTATTTCAGTAGATACGTGATATTTAATTGCCAACGGACAATATTGATTTATTTGTTCATTTATTCTTGTTTGTAATTCAAATTCATTAACATTAAATGAATATATCAAATCTTCTAGACTACACCCGAAATTAGGTTCACCCAATACTTCTCGCTTATCGGTAAATAAAATAGTTTCGATTTGTTGAATCAATTCTTCTATTTCACCGTTAGTTTGAACTTGAGTTGCCTCGTAGTTTGGGTCGCCTATGTACTTAATATAAAAATCCATCTTTTTATTTATCTAAATTTTTTAAGAGTGCATCATCCAATCGACACCTTCATCGCCGTTGATTTCTTCTATTATTTCAGAAAGCTCATCATCTCCCATTGATTTTATAGCATCGTAATCAAAATCTACATTACCAGGTAACGCAAACTTAAAGATAGCTAGCTTAGATCCTAACGATTGTTTTATCTTAGCACTAACATATCTAAAGAATATTTCATCGCTGTAAAGGGCACAATCTGGTATAGTCTCATACACTTCTAATATAACATCACCCTTAGGTGTATCACCCATTATTTTTAAATCTCCAGTTAATTGAGAATAGTGAAAAGAAATAGGATTATCTAGAATTTGTCTAGACATGTCTGCCATTGAAGCGTTTAAAACATAATATTGTAATTCTTCTGCAGCTTCAGCCATTCCACTACCTTCATACATACCTCTAAATAACATTTTCTCTACTGCAAAATCACCTCCACTTTGGAATCTCACATCTAATCCGTTACCGGTTCCATTCCAACCAGACTGAAGATCATATAATCCATATACAGAATATACCATTCCACTACCATCTGCTGCTGCATCAGGTAAAGTCAATGTTCTAGTAGATTTAAAATATGAAGTGTCAAAAACACTCCTAGGTATATGATAATAATTTTCTTTTACAGAATATTCGTATTTTTTATAGAACCATTTTTTAGCTCTTTTGATGATATTTTTAATTTCTTTCTTAGGTAAATTAATGGGAACCATACAAGCTCCGGTCATATCATCACCTATTTCATCTAAAAATGCGTTTAAACAATTCTCATCAAAATTCTTTGGCCTTGGTGTGTTTAAACCACCGGAGTTACCACTTCTAATTTCACTCATTTTATATTTTTATTTTTTTACTTACTACAATTTCAGTGTCTTCGAATCTAGCATCATCGCTCATAAAACCTTCTCTAAATATCCCACCAATCATTTTACCCTTAAACATACTATCACGACCTGCAACATAACAGTTGGTGAGTGTAACACTTCCATGTGTAAAACAAGATTCTACTTTAGAATCCTTAGCCTTAGTACCCTGATACAGAGAACATTGTGATAATTGAGAACCATCTAATTCACAGTCATATAATATACAATTTTCTACGTTTCCATTAATTTTACAAGAAACCAACTCTAAGTTTTCTAATAAATATGCTGTTTTAAAAACTCCATCTTTTACTTGAAGTGAAGAATTATCAGAATCATAGTTAATAATACCAGCTTCCATTGTTCCATCAGAAATCAATTTTAATACTTGATTTTTAATTCTAGGCCAATGTAATCTAATTAATTGAGATGATTCTTGTAAATCCACCATGAGGTGTATTTTAGGCCAATTCTTGTTTAAGTACGTATAGTCCTTTAACATATCTATTAAAGGCTTATTTTTATTAAGGATCTTTTTTAGTTCTAGTTTATTATCTATAGAAAATCTAGGATCATTACATGATTTCCAGATTTGAGATATAAATCTTTCCGTTAAATATAAAATATCATCCTGTCTATTTTCATAATCCTTTCCACCGATATATCTAAATTCTAAATAATTCTTTTCTTTCTTAGAAAAATTAATACCATAGTATTTAGTATCTGCAAATTTAAAATTGTTAGAGCTGGTGTGTGATTCATCATAATAATACGATTCTTCTCTTGGCATGATCCATTTTATGGATTTAGCATATGTTGAGTCTTTTCTGTCTGGGAAAAACCTATATACTTGATCTTCATCAAATTCTAAAATAAATTTAAGTACATTCATTTTAGAAACCATAAGCTTATCTTCTAAAAACTTAGGATCGAACGATAGGTTTATATGTATGGATGCTCTGTCTGTAGTGTAGCCATTTTCTCTGATCCACTTTAAGACTTTGATAATAATGATTCTAGCGTTTCTGTATGGCGTTGCACCAGTTACTAATTCTACTAGACCTTTACCACCTGACATGTCAGGTTCTAATTTAAACTCGTCAGTTGTCGGTTGAAAATCAGAGTGGGCTTTATCTTCCACTCTGATTTTTTTACCAAGCAATTGACTTAATGACTTTTGTGTTTCTTCAACAGAACTTTCTGAGTAAAATTCAAACTCTAATCCTATTAAGGAAGAGTTTAGTATTTGAGTTCTGTCAGATTTTATGTTTAGTTTTTGCATCTTAGAGTATGATATTACTTTGAATATATATCACACTCAATTTGCAATAGTTATTCAGGCATTTTAAGAAAAACTTTCATGCTGTCTACATCTATCCTGTTAATCTGAACAGTGATCTTATCTCCGTTATTAAATAAAGACATAGTGTCACTTCCTATTTCACTAATATGTAACAATCCAGTAATACCTTCTTCGATGTTAATAAATAAACCGTAATCTTTTTTAGACTTTACAACAGCTTCAACAACCGAAGGAATCTGATACCTTGTAGTGATATCAAGCCATGGGCTAACTTCTACGTTTGTTTTTTGTGTTAATGTTATTTTAGTATCACTAACAATATCTTTAACTTTAAAAGAAATAGAATCACCTGGTTTAATTTCACGTTTCTTAAATAATACAGATGTATCAGAATCTAAATCATTGTTATGAATCATACCAGTTAAACACTGATCAAATTCAACAAATATTCCATACTTAGCAGTACCTGTTACTTTACCTGTTTTTTCAACGTCCATGTTTTCCCTAACTTCATTCAACGCGTTTGGTATTAATGCTTGTAGATATTTTCTATGTGATACTACTAACGTACCTCGTTCCGGTGAAAAACTAACAGGAACAACATATAATTCTTTTTCTATAATTGAACTAAAATCAGATAATTTATTAATACCTGCAAGTGAACCTGGCATAAAACAATCTATGCCTTGAACGTTAACAATATAACCTCCATTTTCTATCATGTTTTTAACAACTCCAACCCATGCAGTATTTCCTGTTTCTACGCCGTCTCTAAGGTCCATAAACACTTTATGTTTAACTCCTCCGTGAATCGATCCTGTAATAAGACTTCCACTGTCGTCTTGTGTAATTAAAACTGCGGTTTCATCTCCGGGCTTTAACGCTTGTATTTCAATAGGTTCTTTTTCGTATTTAACATACACTAGTTGTCTATATCCAACCTCTACTGTAATATAATCTGAAGAAACTCCATAAATAATACCTTCTAATATTTCACCATTATTGACAGAAGGTATAAACGTTTTATTTGATTCAAGTTCATACATTTTGTCATAGAGAGCCTGCGCATATGGTTCTCTAGAATATACTTTATCACCGTTATTTGTTTTGATATGTGGATTAACCTTACGATTTCTGGTAATACAAGTACCTTCATATGCTTCCCACATAAATTCCCCGTTATCATCTAGCCAGTTATCTTCGGCCGGCTCTTCTTTTACCTTTTCTACCTTTTGGATTACTTCTTCTACTGTTGTTTTTTCTTTTAAATCGATTACAGTATCTCCGATTCTTTTGCGCTTGTTTTTATCAATCATTTTTTTTATATTAAAAGTGTAACATATTATATATCCCCTTATTTTTTAGAACACGACAGGTACGAAACCTACCATTGGAACTGGCCCAACTGGTGTTGGAATTCCTCCCAAATAAAGTAATTTAAATTCTAACAAATGTAACGCATAACATGCGGCAACTGCTGTCGCGACCGCCAATGCAGGAGGTTGTGGTGCCGGTAATATACTAAATGATTTACCAGTATTCCATGCCTTTCTTAAATTATTGCCTAATCTTTTTGCACTACCATAATATATTGGAATATAAATTCCAGTTAATGGCGGTGGTATTAGTGCAGGAGGAGCAGATGTGGTTGGAGCAAACGGTTTTACTAAACAAGCATACCAATATGAAATTGTTATAGCACCCATTTCTAAATAAGGATCGCCTTCAGCGAATGAAAATGGTAGATCTGCGTCAGGTTCTTTTTCATCACATAAATCAGCAGCCTCTTTTTCCTTTAGTGCTTGCCACATTTGAAATTTAAAAATAGTTCCGCCAGATTTTGGATTAATTTCTAAAAGACTTTCTTGTGGGTTTTGAGAATTTCCAGCTTGTCGCAATTTACTTTCAGGTACTTTTCTCCAATTATCTTTCCACTCTGTGTTTTCAAATTTACTTTCTACCCAATTTTTACTTTTAGTAAATTTAGGCGCATTAGTAATTACACCTTCTGAGTTTGCACTAAAATTACCAGATTTTAATCCAGGGTACCATGAAAACATCGCAATTACATTAGATGTTAATATTTTAGGTTTGCCACTTGGATATTCAGGAGGATCATGTTCAAAATCATACGCTACCTGAATTTTCCATTGGTTTAACGGGCAATCTAATTCATATGGCAATGTGATAGATCCAGTTGGATCTTTCTGAATTCTTTTCCTTAAGTGAGTTGTATTAAAAAAATTCCATGTATTTTCTTCTTCTTCTGGGTGTACTTCATGAATAGCGTCGACACATAAGGTACTAACATTGTCGGCTAAGTGCTGCCAATTATATCCAGCAGATGATATGTCGCTTCTAGCTTTATCATTTATATTGGGCCAAGGCAATCCTGACCAATTTCCTCCAAAACCACTTGAGTTGCTATAATTTTGGCTTCCTAAACATGCCACCCACATATAAAATTCCCATTTAGTATTTTTATTTGTAATATTTTCAAATTGTTGCAATAACCTGGATGCAAATATTTTTTCTAATTCATCTTGAGTTTCTTCACCCGTAAGACATGGAAATTGAAAAAATCTAAACTTATATAAATCCCAATAAGTATCTGATTTCTTTTCATGAACAAAAGCATCGAATTTTTTATCTTGCTTCTTTTGTTCTTCTATTGGATCTGGTGCTTCAATTGGATCGGGACAAAAATCAGCATATGCTGGGTGAGATTCTTTTCCCATTTTAACAATATTACCATCCTTGTCTTTAGTATCTTGTAGATCTAAATCATGATGTCTGTACAATCTTTCAAAAGCCTCGCCGTATCCTTTAATTAATATTTGTTCAGCTGCTGGGTTATTAGTATGTACTGCTCCAACGTGTGTCATTGCCATGCTTTTAACAGCGGCTATGTATTCGTTTGCAACCATTTCTCCAAAATCCCTTCTTCCGCTTGGCGTTACAAGCGGTATATAAACAGGAGTTTGAAAGTTTAAATTTTTAGAATCAATATTATCACGCGGTGGAATACTACCAGGGTCTTTGTAACCTTGACCCATGATGTTGTTACTTACGTTAGCTATAAATTGTGGCCACAGTGCAGGCATAATTATTTATTTCTTTGTTGATAATCTGGATGAGTACTTGTTAATTTACCAACAACAACTGGTGTTGGTGGCATTGGAGGACCGGAAGGCCCAACTCCAGTTGGATGAATATGTGCATTGTAATCATCTAACCACATTTGTAACCAATCTTGTAAAGATTGACCTCTTACAGCTGGCTGACTTTCATCTTGACCCGGTTCACCACTATTAGATATAAAAATATCTCCGCAATCCATAAATATCTTTTCTCCAGTAGATATTTTAATAAACCCTTCTTCATCTATTTGAATCATAGGTCTTTCTTTCATACCAGCACCTCTAGTTATTACTAAGCCGTCTTCAGGAGAATGATAGATTCTAACATTTCTTTCTGCATCATATACTAAACTAATAACATCTTGAGGAGCATCAGATGCTTCTAAAATATCTGCTTTTAATTCTTCGTTTTGATCTACTTGAAACCAGTATTCAGGGTGATATATGTTTCCATTATCAAATCTAACTGCAACAATATCGCCGATTCTAGGAACAGCATGTGCACCTACTTGATCTCTATTCATAGGAGTTGCCCATGGAATAGCATCATCAGGCAATTTATCAAATTTACCGAATACCTTAACTCTAACTCTACCTTGTAAAAGAGGATCTTCATTGATTACAACTTCTCCTAGCCAATGCGTTTCTCTAATATTGTCATTTACTAATTCGTTAATCATGTACGTTTTGATTTAAATTACCATCTGGAGTTGAATCTACACCTGGCTCATAAACTCTTTCATTTATAGGAACCTCATTTGGTACAGCAACGTCGTCATATATTTTCTTAGGAGATATTTTATCAACCCCACCTCCACCAGTGGTAGCATCGTATACCGTATCTGGCGTAATAGTTTGAGTTCCTTCTCCACCACTATTACTTTGTGTAAATAACTGCCCTGCTAAATTAGCTATAGCGTTAACACTTCCAGCCGTAATAGCATCTTGTATGTTACTTAGTGTGTTTGCTCCATGTACATTACCCAAAAGTAGTGCACCTAATACATTATCAACTGCACCATCAACTAGATTGCCTATTGGACCACCTAAGGTTTGTCCATATACATTTCCTATTTCACTATTATTTTGAAAACTACCTACAATATTATTAACTCTATTCGAAACAGCGTCTATTGCCCCCTCTGCAAATCCTACGGCAGCATCAGCAATATCTCCAAGTGGATCAAATGCTTTATCAGGATAAAGACCATCTTTAGGTACTGCATTGCCAAGAGGAGTTTCTTCTACTTCTTGATTTATATTAGCACCGTAATGTGCATGCATTTCTTCAGCATGTCTCCAAAAGAAACTTAACTTAGGTTTCTTCATCTCTGGATTTTTACTTAAATCTGCAAAAACTTCATTACCAGAATCTATGTCCCATTCACAGTGGCTCAATCTAATAGAAATAATAGGTTTCGCTGTTAAGCTATATTGTTTTACTAAATCTTCATCAAACGTATTAGCATGTGGTCCCTTGGGTGATTTATCGGCCGATGATTTTTTAAATGAAAAACTACTAGATGCTCTACTGCCTCTCATTTGTTGATCATAAAAATTAGTATCTCTAGCTGTTATGGATTGTTGAAATGTTCTAACTTCTGTTACAAAAATAGTAGTTTCAAATTGTCTTAAATTATGTGGTAAAACTTCAACGTATCTATTAAAATCATATGCAGCCCTTTTGTATAATCCGATAAGTGCAGTTGCAGTCAATTCTACGTTTTCCTCTAAACACGTGATCTCTAATTTAGGCTTGTTAGCGCCCCAATAAGGATCTTCCATTTTATTATATTGTTTAGTCAATTCTAGACCAGAAATAGAATTCCAAAACCAAGGAAGTTCTGTATTGATCTTTTTTAATATCTTTTGAAAATTAGCCAAGTGTTCATGATGCCTTGTTCCAGCATCTTTATCCACAAAGTTTTTTAAGTAATAGCCGGCAGAACCTGGTTTATCAATAGGCGCAAGAAGTGGCGAGTGATGTACATCACTAAAATTAAATAAGAAAAAGAAACTAAGAAATGTAGGGTCTTCGCTAATCTTTCTCAGAGTAGCACCCTTCTTAAATTCTCTAATTGTTTTAAAATCCGCCATAGTTTATATATTCATATTTTATCGTTACGTATTAAGCTTCGGCGTAAACTATATTAATTTCGGCCTTTGCAGTAAACCATTTATCCTCTGCTTTAAATCTAACATTAACTATATACAGATCATCGTCATATATTGTAGGTATTGTTTCAAATCGCCATGTTCCATCTTTTTTCGGTATTATATTAGGATAACTAAACTCACCGCTGTCTCCTTCCATTACGCCCTCAAACTCTATTTCAGCAGCTTGAAATCCTGAAAATTCTCTATTCTTTGTCCACGTACCTGTACATTCAAAATACGTATTATGCGAAGCAAATGGCTGTGAAGCATCTTGTACGAATGTTGATCCACCTCCATTAACATGTATTGTTATTTCTAAATCTTCTGGTTCCGGTGTCGGTGTCGGAGTCGGAGTTGGCTCTGGCTCTGGAGTAGGTGTAGGTTCTGGAGGCGGTTCAGGTGCCGGATCACTTTCTATCACTGTTTCTCCAGATTCGGGGGCTTCAAATTCTCCACCTTCTGGTGGATTAACTAAAGCATCCATTCTAGTTGGCCATTCTCTTCTCAATAACGTCATTGTTTGTTTAGTATTACCTGATTCACTATCAAATTCATAAACAATATTTTCAATAATATAATATCCAGATAGAAACGCGTCAACCATTTGTTGTGGCAAACCTTGCTCATCTACTTCTCCCTCCGTTAAATCAAATGGAGTATCTGTTAATCCAGCTTCTTCAGCTTTTACCTTTTGTTGTTGAGCTTGCATTATTTTCTTTTTATCATAGTGATATAATAAAACTGGAACCTTTTGAAATTTGTAAAAAGAAGGATTAAATGAATTTAAAGTTACCTTCAATTTCATTTTTTCTATTTCTAATTTATTTTGTATATTGTGTAATTTAGAAAAAGCAGCATTAGCATGTGTATTCCCTAAACCATCTTCTCCTGCATTTTGTCTTCCTAAATATTTAAATTTAACCTCATCTTCATATCTTGTTTCGTTCCTATTACCTTTCATAGGTTCTTCAGAATCTCTTAGATTCTCCGAAGATAGTGCTTCTATTGTAAATTCTTGTTTTCTCTCAGCGCCTTCAGAATTGTTATCATATATCATCACAGTTCTTTTATATCCTGAAGATAAACTGATTGCCATTGAATTATTAATAATCTCTTGTTTTTCTACAAATGTATTCATTCCCTGTAGATTAACATGATTAGTTAACAATAAAGGTACTCTAGCATTATCTCCTTCTGGGTGTTCAGTATTAGTATCTGCTGATATAGTAGATGCAAATGAAGCCAATGAATCTGCCCATTCTGCAATTGGAGGGTTAGGGGAATTAAAAATCTTATTAATATCAATGTAATTAAAATAGTAATATTGATCTATAAAATACTTTTGAAAAGAATCGTCGCTGATATAACTACTACTGATTACTGTTTTAATAAAATCAGAATATGTTGTATACGGCATAATTCTAGGCTGTGCATCATCTGTAGCATCTATGTTAGTTGCCAAACCCAATTGCAATTCTCTTGCTAACAATTCTATATGATTCAAAGATGTATCTGAATCTAAATTTTTACAATCCTCAGACATCCATTTTGGTATTTTAGCCATACCAGATAGATTTAAAATACTTTTACCATCTGACTGTGCACTCGTTACCGTTGTAATATCAAAGTCCATGTGAATAGACTTGAATGTTTCTTGGTTTTTAGAATTTATTAAAATTGTAAAATAATCACCATCTCGAGGGTATTCTGTGACCGCGAATTTATTATTACTATCATATAAAGATAGTGTACATGCTGGTAAAATTCCAGTAAGATCTAATTTAAAGGAAGCGACATCTTTGGGACTAAATTGATAATTATTTACCAATATAAAAGGTACCATAGTTCCAAAAGATTTGGATTGTTTAGGCGCATCACCCTCATCCTCTTTAATAGATTCTATTTCTATTTTAGTAGGCATCAAAGCTGGTTCTACTACTGCTAATATGTTATTTTCTAATTCGGCCATATCTTATTATTTAGAACAAGGTCCGTCAGTTGTCAAATCATCTATAGTATCAGTTCCCTTTGGTGCAGTTCCATCACCAGGTTCACCTCCAACAGAGTCTGCATTATCAGACTTAGATGAATCACTCGTGGTTTTACCTTTTTTATCATTATTATTTTCTAGTTTCTTATCAAGATCTTTATCAGATAACTTACCATTGTCACCCGTGTTACCAGTGCCAACTGCTTCAGTATCTAATGGTTCATTAACAGTTCCATATTTACTAGCATCATTACTCACTTCTCTAAGAATAGAATCTACGACCGCATCTGTTTGTACCTGTGCGCCGAATCTTATTTTATCTCCATTGAATTCAAAGTTTTTCTTTCCAACTGGAATTACATTAGGTGGCAATAGATTTTCTTTATTATATTTCTTTTTTAACGCCTCTAATCTTCTCGCATCTTTTTTAGATAATCTTTTAGTATCTATGAATTGATTTTTTATAGGATTATCTTCATAATTCTGAGGCCTATCAAGTGCAAAATACTTTATAGATTGCATTGGAATCAATATCGTTTCACCTGGCATAATAGAAAACGGATCCGATATTCCATTAAATTTTAAAATAACATCTAGAAAACTTTCATCATTATAGCATTCTAGTGCAATTAAATCAGGTCTAAGAACTTCGTCCTCTTTGACAACGTGCTTTTTGTAATATATTTTCCTACTATTTTCTAGATCTACAAAGATCATGGTAGGTTGCGCCATTATTAATTTTGACGTTTCTGTGTTTTTATTTGATAAACTTTTAAAATCCATTAGCCTGCGTTCATATCAGATATTTTTTGTGCAAATCCTGCTGTAAAGTTTCTTCTATCTTTATTTCCGTATGCAGAAACGTCATATATTGCGTCTAAGTCTACTGCGTTTTCAACATCAGGTTGTAAATACATTCTACCTCGACCTGCATTAAACATTGATTCGATTTCACCTTTATCTCTAGGTCTACCTGGTTTTAGTGTGATTTCAACTTTCATTTTAGTAGGAAAACCTTCATATCCTAATGGTCCTTCAAATGACACATTACTGTCTTCTAAACATAAATTTCCACAAACCAGTATTGGATTCATTGGATTACCTATCGTTACATGCCATTGTCCAGTTGGATCACCAGATAAAAATGCTGCTATAATAGATCCACCCTGTGGACCACCTAGTTTTTTCATTAAACCTCCACCAACTATATTTTCTAAAATTGAAGAATCACCCATTATTTTGTTAATTCCTTCGCCCTTACCTATATTACCAGCCGTTGCCTTTAATTGATCTAAGAAGTTTCCACCCATGCTCATTAGTGTATCTGCAATAGACCCAAAATATCCGGCGTAATCTCCACTCTTTAATTTACTAATATCACCAAACGGCTTCCCTGTCTTTCCATTACCACTATATCTAGCAGCTCCTCCCCAAAATGGCGCAGTATTATATGTCAACGCTAGTATATTAGACAGCGTGTCCATAAATGCAACCTTAGGAGATGTATTGTTATATGATGTAAGATCGTAATGAAATGTTAATTTAAATTCTTGACTAAAATCTAATCCAGCTTCTCTTGCTAGAACTTTTTTAATAATATTAAGTGGACCAAATACAGCATTTGGATATGTCGCTGACATTGGATCATATGCACCTCTTTTTCTTTTATCAGCGGCCGAGAATGAACTATATCCATTCATACCTGATTCGACTGCAGCTGCCAAAGGATTACTATCAACCGCTTCACCAGCTTCTCCTCTAGATCCATCACCGCTACTTGCTTCTTGAAGACCTGATGTCTCTTCTTTCCATGGTAACTTAGTACTAAATTTAAGTATTTCTTTAATATCATTACCTAGAGCAGGGGACATCCATGTTATAGCTCTCGCCAAATCAGGTTGACTCACGTCTACCATTTCACCTTTTGTACCTTGTTGTTTCGGGTACATAATATCGTCTCCAACTGGATATGCAAATCTCCTAAGAGTAATTAAATAATCGTTAGAAATAGTACCATAGTGTTCACATTGTAAAAAATCACTTTCTGAATATGAAAAGCATGGTCCTCCTGTTTCTTGAGAATATGTAATTATATTTCTAGCAGTAGGATTTAAAATCTTTTGCTCTAATCCTGCAAATACAGCTCTGTTATATTTAGGAGTTAAATCCCTAGTATCTGGATTTGAAACACCAGCTATGTTAGAGTATTTGAATAATGCCCATTTGTTGATTTTACTTCTAGGTGCAGGTCCAGCATTTATCTCTTCACCTGCATCTTCAACTTTTTGTTTATTTTCACTTCCACTTACAGATTTAAATGCAGTGTATGTTCGAGTTTCATTACCAGTTGTTCCATATATACTATCCGATGACCCACTTGATTCACCACTGGCATTTGTATGACCATGTGATTGCGGATTAATATCTGCATTTTCTGGAGGTTTAGGTGGAAAACCTAAAATAGGCAATCCTCTAAAAGTTCCACTGTTAGCATTGAATTCGGCAGTAACTATTTCACCTAATTCATCTTTAACCGTGATTTCTTTGGTTTGCTCTATTGCTGGTTCCGCATTTGGGTTAGCATGTGTAAAATCAGAAACTAATTGAAACGGCATATTAAAGTTAATTTGTTTTTTATATATATCATCGTAAATATATTACGTTAATATATTAGACCCATTCTATGTCATCCATTTCATCGGTTTCGGGTCTATATAGAAGATTTTCAGCCCATTTGCTGTCCTTGTTATATCTATCTCCTAAGAATTTTTCTAAAGATTTTGTGTATTCTCCTTTAGTGTGCCAATAGTATGATCCTTTTCTATAGCTGTTTCTATTAGCTAGTTCAAATAGTTCTTTTAGCTTTAGTTCTATATGGAATGTTTGTATTTTATTAAACAGATCAGTCTGTTCAGCTCTGGTACGTACACAAAATACGGAATCGACAAGAATTAAATATTGTTTCCACTTGTCACCATTGAATATTAGATTTTCTATGTCTTCAACTGTTGAGTAGTTTTTTCTTTTTAAATTTATTTTAGTATCTTTGCCATCAAAGTTTTTAATAAATCTACCACCAAACATGTTCTTTTTTAGAAAATAAACATCATCATAGAACTTTTTAATTCTAATTTGGTATTGCGGGTTTACATCATGAAACTTAACATCGTATATAGTTGCCCTAACTGGAAACAATATATCTGGTTTATGTGTAGTTGAAATAAGGGCATGTATTTGTTCACCCTTAGAAAAAAGAGGGTGTTTAATCATTGTCTATAAATCTAACATTATCAAACTTGCTCAAAACACCTTTTTTAGGGTAATCACAGCGATTAATAATAATTAGATCTAAATCACATTCTGTGTTTGCAAGGTCATTTACAAATTCTCTAAAATTAACAATAGTTTCAGAGTTTAAATTCTTAAACATGTAAAGAATTTTAATATTGGCTGTTTCCAAGTCTTCTTCTTGAATAGAAGAAAGAACTTTCTGTATCATTTTACGAATATACAATGTTATGATAGTACCTGACGGCTCAGAGCTGTATGGATCACTTTTAACCAATCGATTAAAAACGTCAAAATAAGAAATGGTTAAATCATAATTATCCTTTTTAGACAATTTATCAAACTCGGTTCTTGTCTTACACCATACACCTTCTACTTTTAAATTCATCTTTCTAGTTGGGAAGATAACCTTTTTATCTCAGTTTCATAAAAAGATATCTTATTTTTTATTTCTTGTTTAGATGGATTGTAACTTGCGCCCCATTGTGAATTAATCACTAACTGATCTTTATCAAGTGCTGTACCGGAATCTATACCAAGATCTAATACTAAATCTTTTACAAATTTAACTTGATTTTTCCTTTTATATGGTCCTTCAAATTCATAAACAGTTCTAGATGTAAATTCTTCTCCACCTCCGTTTACGTTATCATCAAGTAAAAACTTAATTAGGCCATTATCTGCTGGTTCCAGTGTTATACTTATCACTCTTTTATATTTATTTAGTTCTAGAAGCTCGTAATGCTTCTGCTTCTTTCCTTAAAGACTTAGCTTTCTTTTTGTCTTCTCTATAAGTTTCTTTATCTTTGATAGCACCTAAAGCCCATGCTTCTTCTAGTAATTCAATTTCTTTAGAATTCCATCCTTGTGCGTTCCATTCAATTTTCTTATTTTCAAGAATACCTTCTAATCTCTCTTCATTTGCCTTTTCCATTTTGTCCACAAAGTTTTGATGTATCTGTTTACCCGTAGCAATATTATTTGCCCTGAAATTATTTCTAGTTTCATGAAAATGAGGTAATCTATTAAGGTATTTTAAAACACCTTGTTGTTTTAACATCGCTCTTCTTTGTCTGCGATTAGGAATTGGTTGTGTCGTCTGTTCTGCCATTGTTATAGTAATTAATAATAAATGATTCTATTTGTTCTTTTAATTGCTCTCTTAAGTTATCTATCTGACTCTCTACGAGCTCTCCGATTTGAGAATTTAATTCTTTTTTAGTAGTGTCCATTTGATCTTTCAATAAATCGTAAACCTCCTTAGAAGGAATATTTACCTTTACTGGCATTTCTGCTCTGTTTTTAGCACTCATTCTCCTGAGCATTTCCAACATAACATTAATCTCTTTTTCGTCTTCTTCTTTTTCGTTTTTCCTTGGACGTACGGGTCTAGTTCTAGGTCTCGCTGGACTCGAGTCTTCTATTTCTTGTTCATCGTTTTTTGTAACTAGAAAATTAATACCTCCGAAATCTTTTGATATGCTATTTGCCTGTGCTTCATCTCTAGCATGCATTAACATTTCAGATACAAGTGACGCATTACACCTAGTACCATCGGTAAATTCCAACCATGTAGTTCCAGCTTGTTCTTTTGCCACTTCTACTATTTGTCCTATTCTTTCAGTTTTAGTCCAAACGTAAAACGTTTTTTTATTAGGTTCTTGTGTGCTCATTTTTTTAGATTTTTTACTAGAGAGATTTCTCATCGCCAGGAGAATCTTCTCTACTAACATTATACTCATGTTCTACAAATTGTTTAAGAAATTCATGTGATTCGTTTGGTCCCATTATAGCATCTGATTTCATAAACCTATTATGCCAAAATTTACCGAACTCTAAATTGCCCTTTTCCTTAAGGCTTTCTTTTAAATAAGCTACATCAGGTAGCATTAACTTGTTAAATCCCATTTTTTTGTTTTTAATTAATTGTTTTTATTCTTTCCATAAACGAAGGAGGGAAGAATCCCTTCTTATTTATCAGACTTCTAAAGCACGCATCCAGTACATATGTTACAGCCCAGTCATTTTCACTTCTTACTGATCTACCAACACCTTGCATGATACTAATCCCCGTTTTCCAATCGTACCACTCATTTGATGTTTGCATTTTAGCCTTAATCAATGGATTACCCAAATGAGGGTATGGTACTTTAAAAAATATTTGAAATCTACTAATATCGTCTTTTAAATCTAATCCTTCTAATAGCGAAGGTCCCATTAATATAGCGCCTTCTTTCTTTTTAAATAATTCTAACATATCTCCTTTTTCTCTTGAACCCTCATAGTCCATTAATCTAAAAGTATGTTTAGAATTTCTTTTTATATAATTCATAAAATCATAAGAACCACAGTGAATGATGCCTCGTTGGCCCTCATGTTTTTCTATGATCTGATCTAATATTTTTACAACTTTAGGTAAACTAGTTTCTCTTTCTCTATATGAGAGTTTATGTCTGTTTACAAAAACAACTGGAGATTTATCATAATTAAAATTATTATCTAATCTGATAAACTTGGCATTAGATATACCCATGACTTTTACAAATGCACGAGGATCTCCAATAGTTGCGCTCATAAAAACCTTAAAATCTGCACGTTCGTGTAAATATCTTTTAATCATAGAGCTTTCTTCAACACACATAAATCGACTTTCAGTCTCTCCTTGATCTAATACCATTTTATCAATACCTACTTTAGATATTAATTCTAAATAATCATCAAACTTACAGTGCATATCTTTAATTAAATCAAAGGTTCCAAATGATTTTTGCCAATCTTTAGGAACAGTAGAATTACCATATCTTGTTTTAACGTATTTGTTAGCACCCTTACGCAATCTATTTAATCCTTTAAGAATACTATCAAAATCTTTCATTGCACTGTGAACTTCCAGTTTATTCCCTGTCATCAGCTCATTTACCAAAGAATTTACTCTACCTTTAGTAAAACTAGTACTCAATAAACCATGTTTAGATAAAAACCTAGAAAGAGTCATTAATCTATCAGTGATATTAACGTCAACTCGAGGGCTAAAGTGATTTTGTACTATTTCATCCATTTTATGAGCTTCATCGAAGAATACAAAATCCCTTTGTTTAAATGGAATTTCGCGTTCTTCTTGTCTCATTTTATCTTCAACGTAATTTCTTTGAATTAACCAAAAAGAATAATTTAATAAAGATATTGGTTGATCAATCGCCCTTTTTCTATTTTGTAAATATTCACATGTATTCCAACATGGTAGTTTTTCAGCCTGTTCATATCCCATTCCTTTTAATTTACAATCTCCAAGAGAAAAGGGTAAACCGTTAACAGAACATTCATAATTATCTACGCCTTTGATAGATGGCCATCTCAAACCATAATCATAGAAGTCAGATTCATATTGATCCTGAAGACTTAGGTCACTAGTTACCATATAACCTTTGTTACCTAATTCTTTTAGAACATGTGCAGACCACATAGCTATCAGTGATTTACCAGCACCTGTTGGGGCATCGACAACTACAGTAGACATAGGATCCTCGAGATAAGTTTTACAAATGGTTTCTATTACATTTCTTTGGTTTTTTCTAAATTTAAAACCTTTACCAAATGTATTATCTTCAAGAGCCTTGTCTATGATTTCATTTACTCTGCATTCCAACATATAACTTCTTTTACTTCGATACCAGCCTTCTTTAATAATTCTACTCCACCCATATCTCTATAGTCTTCTGAGTAAAACACACGCTTAATACCTGATTGAATAATTAATTTTGCGCAGTCAAAACATGGACATGTAGTAGTATAAAGATCTGCGCCCTCAGAAGAGAGCGTTGATTTACTAATTTTTGCCAAAGCATTTGATTCTGCATGTAAAACTTCTCTTTTAGTTACCTCTTTAGAACAACATCCATCTTTACAATTATATCCTTTTTCTATTAGAATTAACATGTGGTCAGGATTATCGATATGTCGTGTTTGTGTTTCTTCACATGTGTTATCGAAATTATATGGTGTACCGTTATATCCCGTGGATATGATCTGTGTATCTTTTACAATAACGCAACCTACTCGTCTTCTTTCGGCATAGGATAGTTTGGCTATTTGGTAAGCCATTTGCATGTATATGATTTCTACTGGTATTCTAGGCATATCTCGTTTAAATAAAAAAGTCCATGTATTATACATGGACTTCTTAAAAAGTTTAATTCGATGATACTCTAATCAACTTAAATTATCCTACCCAGGATTCTTTCATCTCTTCTATCTTCTTAACATAAGAGTCTTTCATCTCGTTAAGTACAGCCTCGTACATTTCTTTTGTTAAATCTTCGTCTTTGATTTCGGAATAACAGTCTTCACAAGATTGTGCAGATAATGATGCAACTAGTGAAGCGTTTTCCTTCATGTAGCTTTCTAAAGTATGGTCAGGATAATCATCTCCGTCATATTCAATAGCTTCTTTAATAGCCATTTCATATGATTTAGATAAATGATCAGAGCATGTTTCTAGAATTTCTTCTACTTTCTCTGTTT